TTTCTGGAGTAGAAAGATCTCCTCCCCCGATAGACTCAACAGAATACTTGTGTATATGGCCCAAAAACCCACTATTCCTAGCGCAACTGAGAGGAATAGAAAAATCATAACTCCCAACAGAATTAAGGCTGCCACTGAAGGCAAAGTGACCGAATAATGTAAAATCGTCAGGAACATCTTCCAAACATTTAATAATAGTTTTTTCATTTTCAAAACACGGTATAAAAGAAAAACCCCATTCAAAATCGTCCCCTGGGGAATTCCATATAGTAGTCCTTTCATTTTCAAACAAAGAAAGAGCGGTTGTCCCGTCATCAGCCTTAGTAGATTGATCGTGATTTCCAACAACCACATGTACCACACTACGATTTGAGATAACTTGCAATAAATATTTTATCTTAAGGAGTACTTCGGGATTTGGTTTCCTGTAATGAAACAAATCACCCAAAAATACTACGCACTCAGGATTTTCATTTCTCCAAATACGAAGAATAGTATCAGTCTGAGCATCCATATAACCTGCGGATAGATCATCTCTGAAATGGAGATCCCCTATAATTAGAACTTTCATTTTATAGTTATCTCCACTTGATTACTAGTGAATTTCATATCTTCTAAAAATTGATCAATCTTAAGGTGGACTAGAAATTTTCTTAATGCCTGAATTACGCCTTCCCTTTTCTTGAATAGCTCTTTAGGATTACATTTAGACACAAAAAATAATGGACCGTCACTTAGGGCAGTTTCTGGATCTTCAGGTGATACAGCTACCACAGTTGCTCCACCCTTCCTAGATATCCCTTTCCCATCCCTAGGCCTTACATGCTGCACACGGGCGCGATAACGCAAATTGTTATTCCCTGTTTTAATTATGATCCACATGTATTTAAATCTCCAAGTACCGAGCAACTTCTTCCGTATTAGAGATTTCTCCTCCAGGGCCATATCCCAACTCTATGCCATCCCCAAAACTTTTCCCCACCAAAGTTTCTATCTCTAGTGGAACGCTAAACTCAACTCCAAACTTGTCTCTCATTATAGATACATCGGTCATCTCATCGTAGCAAATTTTTAAAACTTCCTCTAACTCATCGTAGGGAGCAATTAATTCGATGGAATCATGTACACTAGCAACAATTCTAGCATTAGTCTCTCTCAATCGCCCATGAACCTTTATCGCTGCCATCAACAATATATCCGAAGAAGGGCTTTGGACTGTAAAATTCAATCCCTGGTTTAACGCATGCTTCTGTACGGCCCAGTTGGATGAGTCTACGTCTGGGAGGTTCCTTCTCCTTCCAAAGAGAGAGTACACATATTTATATTTTTGAAGAAAATTATAAATGAACTCCTTATACTCCCGAACTCCAGGAAATGCATCCAACCAAGATTCGATAATATTTTTAGCCTTCTTTAAAGAGATGCCTCTCTTTTTGGCAAGAGTATATTCTGTTCCTCCATACACAGTGAGAAATGAGGGTTCTTTAGCAATCTGTCTTTGCTCAGGAGTGACCTTATCGTAAGGAACATCAAAAGTTAAGGAAGCGGAATAAGTATGCAAGTCTTTTCCTTCTATAAAGGCTTGCTTCATCTTTTCTTCTCTAGAGATATGAGCCAGCACTCGCAACTCCATTCCCTTGTAATCTATGGTAATGAACGCTTGCCCTCTAGGAGCTGTAAACATTCTTCTAATATTAGTTTTTCTTTCTCTCGGAAGTGTGTGAAAAGAAACCCCCATCGGGCCTTCCTCAGTATCATACTTAGAGCAGGACAATCTACCAGTCAGGACGGAATCAAGATTGTAACTAAAATAGCAACGAGATGCTTTATTATGATCAATAGCTCGCTTTACTCCATTGACGTATGTTTTATGGCTCTTATTTAATTTTCTTCTTTGTAAATCTAGATTTATAAATTTGGAAGCCGAATTGAGTTTTTCATTCGAAAGTTCAGAAATAACTGACTTAGCAATCTGCTCTTCTAATTTATCTTTACTAAGTTTACCCATTTCTACGAACCAATTCCTCGTCAATTAGATCCTTCAATGTTGACAACGATGCCTTATCCACTGAAGGCTTTCCCTTATCTGTTTTCTTAATTGGATAAAGATTAAATCCATCTTCCCCTGTAAAAAGAATATCAATAAGGTCATCATTAGATGATAGATTAGATTCAATCGATACCTCATCAATCATATACTCATCATCCTCTATCTCCATGATATCTCTTCTTAATTTTTTATCTAGATCAGACAACTCTTTCTCATCCACATCCATACCGTGAAATTCTATATCAGCAAACATCTCATACGCTGGGGACAAGATGTTATCAAGCAGAGTATCTACGTTCCTTACTTTCAGTTTCTCCAGCAGAAGATAATGAAGTTTTAAAGTAAAGTATGCATCCTGCGCGTTACCCTCCACGCAATCAATAAGCGATATATTGGCCCAGTCAGTGTTCTTAGATTTGGTCAGCATTTATACTATAAAACTCCGGTGAAAAATATATTTCTACTAGGTCTTTGAGAGAATTAGGAACACCCTCCTTATACAGTTGGTGCATCCCCTTTGTGTCATGAATATTTACAATCTCTATACCATATTGCTTGAAAAATTTACTATCAAACTTGCAATTGTGAAGTACTTTTCTGCTATGAGGATTCTCTAAAACATCTTTAAGAAAAGTCAAAACCTTGTTTCGATCTTCGTAAGAAAGAGGGCTATCCCTGTGATCAATAGGCAATACAATAGTATCAGGATCCCACCCTTTTTCTGCATTATTCCAGGCTATAGCCACAGTAAACATCTTGTGCTTTAAAAAATTTAGCCCCTCAGTTTCCACATCCACAGACAAAACACAATCTGTAGTTCTCAGATGATTATAATCTTTAAGTTGTTCTATATCATAAATCGGAGTGAATTTAAATTCACTATCTATTTTTTTACCTAAGAATATTACTTCCACGGCATTCTTTATGTCTGTCTGAAACAAAAACTTATTACTAGGCTCCTTCACAACCGAAAAAGGGTGAAACACAGGAAACACAGGAATACTAGTATCCCCTAGATCGTAATGATATAATTTGCCTCTCTTCTTTGTTATACCACTCTTTTTCGTAAGCATCTTTAAAGCTAAATTCCCACAAGCTATGATTAGCCCTGGTTTAACTTTTTCAATTGTACCTTTCAAATGCTCCCTACACAGATTAGAATTGCTAGGAGTCATCTCGGACTCTCTGACATTCGGGCATTTTACAGATGCAGAAAATTCTATAAGAACATTATCAACAGCCACCTCGTCTAGGGCTTCAAAGATAACATTCAATTCTTGTTTCCTAAAAGGAACATATTTTCCGTTCTGTAGTTTAAAACTGTCAGAAAGAAATAATATATCTGCTTTCTCTAAACTATCGTAATCTCTTATTGAATGCTCTGGCTTATTTAGCTGTAAGATCCCGCAGCCTTCGCACAGGGAATCCCCATGATATTCTTCATCATTGAAAAGTGCCTGTAGACCTGTGTTATTACCCATTTTATAACTCTATAATAGAACATGGCAAAGAAAAAACATTACATAGATAATAAAAGATTTGAAATACTAATACAAGAATTTTTAAAAAAGGATAAGACTAATGAAAATGAGCTTATGGCTATGTTCCAAACCCTTATCACCAATATTATAAATTCTTTTGGATTTCAATTGAGCAAAGAAGATGCCATCCAAGACTGTTTTGTTCTAATACTGAAAACTTTGAAAAATTTCAATAGATCAAATGGGACAGCGTTTAATTTCTTTACCACCATTATTATCAACAATTTAAAATATCTCTATACCAAAGATAAAAAATATAGAGAAAAGATAGAAAGCTACAAACAAAAGATAGCTGATCAGACACCCAACTCTTTACAGACCAAGGGCAAGTAATCAATCGAAGTCACTTTATCCCCATTTAATATTACCAAGTGCGGAACTTTTTGGGTCTTAAAAATAACGAAGGAATGGGGCATCTGAAAGCTATTTATAAGGTAGAGATTAATTTTTCCTGATAGCTCCCCATTTAAACTGTCTGCATGTTCAAGATCTGACAGTAACGACTGGCTCACACTATCCCATTTGGAGTAGAACAAAATAGCAATTTTACTTTTGTTTCTCTTTTGAGTTTTCAGAATTCTATTGATCTGATTTTCTCTGGAAAGAAATTTTAATTTGTAGGTCATTCTACAATTTCTATGTTAGGATCTTCGTAATTTAAAATTCTATCTACATCAACTCCAGAAGAAGTTAACTCCTCTTTATGTACTTCCGCATATTCCTTAACTGCGGAAGAGAGCTTTATGTTCATATACTCGATCCCCATAAAAAAGACGCTCTTTACAAAGGTCTCAAAATCTGCGTCAGGGGGCTTGATCATCTCTGTAAAGTTTTTAAACGCTTCAGCTTCTTCCCTACTCAATTTTATCTGTATTTTCATTCTGCCTCTATTTCTATCAGTAACTTTAAAATTCCATTCTTCTGGATTGAACGTAATTTCCTCTTTCATTTCTCTATTATAGATCAGGGGGTACAAAAATGAACGATAATTTTGATTTAAAAAACCTAAAAAAGAAAAAGGCTGGCCGAATTAACTCAGGAGCCAAAGGGCGTGGTTTTGAACGTAAAATATGCAAGATACTGAATGAAAGGTTTAAAACTAAAGAATTCAACAGAGCACCAGGATCAGGAGCTTATGCTACGACACACGCGATCCCTGATGAATATAAAATATACGGGGACATAATTACCCCGAAAAATTTTAAATTTTGTATAGAATGCAAGAAAGGCTACAACGGAATAAAAATCAGTGATATTTTTAATAAAAAATCAAAACTTTGGGACTTCATCGAACAATCTGAGAAAGATGCCAAAAAATCTGAAAAGGAACCTTTAATAATATTCCAACAGGATAGACAAAATATATTATGTATAGTTAAGTCTTGTTATGGATTTGGATATTTAAAAGAATACACAGTAATATATCCTGGTGATGATACTATAACTAATCATTCAATTCATAGAGGTAGCTATGTATTAACTAAGCTTGAAACTTACCTTGAGTTGAATGATTATTATTTCCTTGGATAATAAACTTAATAAGCTCAACTTGAGCCTCGACCAGCTTCTCTGAGAGACCACCAATTCCTATAGCGGTAGATTCTGATACTCCCTTCTGTGGTCTTCTACAATGAGCTTCAACAAGACCAGAAGTCATATGTACATGAGATTGTGTACCTCTCGTATTTGTACCCTTTCCTTGCTTACTAACGTTTATAGATTGCTCTGACTTTTCTGGATTAACAACTCTTATACCCATTCCCTTAGCCTTTTCAGCATTCCAAGAACCATCCTTAAGACCGTTTAATACTTTATAAACTACATCATTATGCATGTAGTTACAGATATTAATATCCCCAGATAATATTCTAACTTCTGTCATTATATCTTTTCTAGATGCTGCAACTAATGCGGCAGTAGTTGCGAGATACTTAGTTGCAGTGTTGGCCTCCCAATTAGGATCAGGAACTCTTTCTCCATTTTCAATTATTCTATCTATATCTTCCTTCTCATAACCCCTATCTTCTAATGCTTTTCTTTGTTTTTCTGAGGTATCTCCTAAGACTGAAACATCTTGAGTTCTTTTTTCCTGATCAGTAAAAACATCTCTTTGAAGTCTTTTATTAGTATAATACCTGATCATAGTTTCTTTTACTCTCTCAATAGGAATAGCTTTGCCTTCCTCTGCACTTTGATCTTGATATGTCTTCAAAATATCATATAGTTCCCCTACAGCATCGGAAGGGTCTAGTAAAGATTGTACATCACTATTTGTTCTCAGTTCTTTTATAGCAGAATCCACAGCATCCATAAATGGCTGTCCTGTCTTTATTTTCCCGTCTGCTCCCAAAAATTGAGCTTTCTCAGGAATACTATCAATAAGGTTAGTAATTTTATCTTGTTTTGCTTGATAGTCTTTAATGTTAGCTATATCTAAATCATCCATTCCTAAGCGGATTTGCACAGTTTGTCGAAAACTATCTTTGTAGTCCCCTGCCTGAGAATCCCAAGTATTAATAGATTCGGAAAGTACTGTATCGAATCTCTCTCCTGCATGCTCTGACTGTTTCTTTAGGAGATTCTTTAATGACAAACCTATTCTGTATACTGTTTCTTTCCCTTTGACTTTTTCAAATTCTCCCTTGTAGGCTTGCCGCGCCCTCTCTAAAGCTGTATCCTGACCTACAAATACGTCTTCAAGATTTTCCTGGGCGATCATTCTTTGCGCTTCGCTCTTGGTGTACCCTTGTGCCATCGCTCCATCTATCGCGCCTTGTTTCGTAAGCCACAGTTCAGCATTATCATCTTTCTCTCCATCTCCAGTTACACTCCCAACTCTACCAATTAAATCTGGTTTTCTAATATACATAGATGTTTGAGATGCAATAGCCATAGCTCTCACAACCCCCTTAAGATTCTCGCCTTCAAAAGTATTATCCCATCTATCTAAAAATTCTGCTAACTCCTCAGATATTGCATGAGGAAAATTCTCTTGATCTTCCTTAAAAGCCCTAACCCAACTATGAATTTCAATATACTCTCCAGTCCTCGCTGCAAACTCTGAAGTCGCTTCTCGCGCAGTATCACACATGGTGTACATTTTATTGGCAAGATTTTTACAACCCTTGGACTGCGCGTAACCCTCGACCTCTTCTGGATCAGCACAGGTTGCGTGAAATTTATTTGTTAACTGCTGACACTTTGCTTGATAATTCAGAGGTTCTAAGACATGCTCCATGCTATACCCCCTATCACCCGTCCTATCATCTCCTGAAATCTGCTTATCAAATTTTACAGTACCAAGTTGGATAGGATTCTTTTCTCCGCATTGCCCCTCTATCAGAGATGTTAGAACTCCTGCTGTTTGATTATCAACTACAAGACCATCACCTCGCTGTAAGTGACCTCTAACAATTAATCCAGGAGTTTTTCCTATTTGAGTTTTTTGAAAATTATTATTGAAAAAACTCCTCGCTTCTTCAGTACAACCAGTACCCTTTTCTAAGTAGTTGAATGCCTTTTTTATTTTAGCTGTAACAGTTTTCTTTACAGACTCGTCTACATCGGGAAGTGCAATTCCAACTAAAGTACCATCTTCTGCCCTACTAATTTGCAACCCCTTAGCATTTCTAATCTTTCTCTCTAAGGACTGATTTGCATTCCCAACTACATAAGACATAAAATAGTTACCATCTCTTATAGCACCAGGAGCTAGCTCTCGTAGTTTTTCTGTAGTTGTATCAGGAAGTTTTTCAATAATGCTAGCTGCGTCTTTTTCTATATCCAACCAACCTAATTTTCTTCTTTCCTCCTGTTCTGCTGCTATTGCCGCTTGCTGCTCTGCTAGTTCTTGCTGTGCAGCTAGTTCTTGCGCCTCCTTCTCCTCTGGAGTTAGCTCGCGCCCTTTATCTTCTTCTTCACCTTCTGCACCCCCTCCTTCCCCTTCTCCTAAATAATAAGCAATTACAGTTCTCGCGTTCTGCGTCATCTCGCTTCGCCCTAGAGTAGTTAAGGCATTAACTTTATTTGGCCTAAAGTGCTGGGAGATCATCCAAATAGCGGGTTGATTATTTTGGCCTACCCCTGGCTCAAATTGAACTTCAGCTGCTTCAGGAGCCTTCCCTCCTAGCTGGGCCAATGTCACTGGTTGAGACAGATTTTGAATTTTTGATAGTATAGCATCTCTACCAGCAAAAAGTTCTTCTGTGCTTGCTTTAGTGGTAACTTCACTAATGCTCGGCAGAACTACTCTCAGCTTCCTCTTCTTTAGTTTATCGTAACTATCGAGTAATGCATGAAAGTATTCCATTCTAATCCATTATAGTAAAAAAGCCCAACCTGAAATTCAGTTGGGCTTTAATTTTTTTTAAAAAACTTTATCCACCACCAAAGGTATTTGTGGCTACTCCAACATCCATCATATCATAACGGAATGAAACTTCTATAGTATGAAATTCGTTAGTGGAATAATTAAATTCAGCTGTCTTAAAACTCTTTGGATAAACTCCAAATAAATTAATCTCCCTAGTGGGTTTGGCAGTACCATCAAGTGTTAAGATAGTCATTTTATCACATTTAAAATCACCACCAGCAAGGGCACCAGAATTAGGATTATACGTAGACTTAAACCATAAGTATAAGTGACCAGTAGTATCTTTTGCTAAAAGATTATCAAATGTTACAGTAACCTCCTCTGGACTTGGCTTACCTGGATAGAATACCTTATCATTAACTCTATCAACTGGTATATCATCAACAGTAAATCCAACAGGACCAACCGACTTCGCTGCTAGTGTGTAGTCTGCTTCATCAACATCAAGAGTTGGAACATTAAAGAATTGTACCTCAAATTGAAAACTCCTAATTGAATCCAGTTTAGAAGAAATCAAGGGAACTCCGTTAGTGCGTTTTCCCCATTGCGCTTTGTAAAATGATTTTGCCATAATTTATTTCCTTATTTTATAAGTTTCCAAGATTTGCTGATTGATTAGTGACATTAAGTTCAAAGACTATCACTTCTGCTGCCTTGGTGGGCTTCAGCAAAACTTTACACCAAAGTTCATTTCTATCTACCCTAACAGGGGTATTTGTAGTTTCGTCACAGACAACTCTGAACTCTACAAGTCCTCTTCTTTCTTGGATATCCCTTAGCAGTGGACTCACTACATTTTGAATTTGATCCCAGAGGAACTCGTCATTAGGCTCAAAGAGGAAACGCCTAGTCGATGCAAGAATAATTTTTCTCAACTGAATTAAGAGCCTTCTCACATTCACCCTATCCAACGCGGTAGGATCTCTTTGAGTTGTTCTCTGTCCGAAGATTGTAATTCCCTGCTGTGGGAAGTTTACAATAGGATTGACCACATTTCCTCCGCTGTATAGCGCATCTCTGTCACCCTTATTAAGCTTAACCTCAACATCGGTGGGCTTGGCTAGCTTACCTCTGATAAATCCAGCAGGGGCAAACCATGGTTCTGCCCTATCGTCTGTAAGAGCCATGGCCCTAGCAGCGAAAATTGAGGGGTCGTACCAGCGATCTTTTCTATCTGCCACACTGTAGACTTGTACCCAAGGCCAGTATACCGCAGCATAAGAATCATTTAGAGCAGCAGTCCTAGTTTGGGAAGTCCCGTTAGTCCAGTCTATCGCGTCTTGTGCGCTCCCAATTCCCTGAGGGGGAGCAAGCAGAGCGATAAAGTTTTGTGTTTCCTTAGCTAAGGTAACTAGAGCATTTTGAACACTCTGGTCCGAAATTCCAGGCACCATAGCTATAGAGATATTGAGAACATCATCATCTAGAGCCTGCATTCCCGTCTTCTTAGCTCCAGTAGCACTTCCAATCAAATCTGCAACCGAGGATGCAGTAGTTGTACCTCCTGCCATCCCATAGGTGGACACAATTGGTTTACAGAACCTTGATCTGAAGTCACCAAACGCGGAGGCCACAGAAGCAAGCACCCCAGTCTCGTTCGCTGCTGTCTTCCACATGCCCTGAACTCCAGACTGTATACCAATTCCGTTTCCATCCGAATCATAAATCTTCGAAGTAAAGCTACTCAAGGAGCTAACCGCGCCGGATGATGGATCGGCTGCGCCCGAGAAGTAAAGATTTCCTTTAATAAAATCAGATGTGCGATCAACCCTTCCGATGTTTATTTTAGACTCAATAAAATTACTACTTACAAGACCTACTTTAAAGTTTTCTACTTCAGATCCATCTTGATTAACAGAAAAAGTAACATTTGGTCCACCTACAGTAGTTATTTCAGTACTAACACCACTAGTTTCATTTGTTGGAGTAACTCCAAGATTATAGCCCTTTCCCGAATCTAATGCTTCTGCGACATAGGATATTGTATTATTATACATAGTAGGATTACCTACGGTCGCCTGCCCAGCAGCAGTTGCAAAATCTACTCCATAAGATCTTAGAGAAGAAAATAGAAACACATCGGGTTCCGTATGATTGGACGTTGTCCCAGAAGGCTCCCCTAAAGCATCTAAAGGTTTAAGACAATATATTCCAGTATCATAATTGCTATTTGCGTAAGCTGAGACTCCAAGGGATGCCCCTGAGCCTGCCCAAGATCCTACAATAAATCCAGAGGTTGTTGTGTTAGCATCGTAAAAACCTCCCACCCTGTTGGCATCGAGATCCCCACCAATAACTTTTCGTAGTGCTTGTCCCTGAGAGTACCCAGCAATGGAGGAAGGAATAGTCCCCTTTGTTACTGGGAACTTCTTTGGCGCTACCCAGGTAGCTCTTCCTATATTATCATAAACTTGAATCTTTAGATAAAGATCGTCATGAATTCCAAAGTATGCCCCCGCAGTTCCGCCAGAAACCATCATTGCAGGGCAAGCCCCTAACTTAACAGTAGAGGAAGCATTAACAGCATTATTTTCATCTGAAGCTCTGACGTAATAAACGTTATTCGTTGCTCCTAGCACTTCCAAAGCAGCCTCAAGACCCTGTCCAGGTATGTCCTCTGACGGAGCCCCAAACTTGTCGATTAATTGATTTTGGCTGGTAACAAGAGTTGCCTCATTCGTAGGGCCTTTATCGGCAAAGCCTACTATACCTATTCTTGAGGAATCTACATTTGCCGGATATTCCGATATATCCTTCTCAATAACTATAACTTCAGGGCTTCTTACGTTTGGCATCTTTTATTTCCTAGTAAATTCTTAATATCCTTCGTGAACAAAGGTTTGTTATTTGATCGGAGACATACCCGGAAGGTACACTTATTACTTCTTTTGGCTTTAACCAGTACGATTTTGGGCCTTCCTCGGTTAAAAGAAAAACTTCTAACGCTTGCAGGGAATCATTCTTAATATTTTTCATCTATTTATCTCCTATAGTATTTACCTGAATATTCAAGAAAATACCAAAAAAATTTCTAATTTTTATATATTTCTATTTCTGTATTAATAGATATGATTTCTCCTGTAGAAGTGATTCTATATTTTGGGCTAGGAACATACGTCTCAAGTTTAACAATAAGTTGTTTTCGTATAACTCTATCAGATCCATCTCCTACATCAACTTCAGATATGTTTTCCTCTTTATCTAAGAATCCTTTAGCCACCTCACTAAGAGGAGTTACTATCTCCTTGGCTGGATTAAACATTAATCTAATCTGTTCTAATATTTGATCCATATCTTCTCTGTACTTTGTCCACACGTTAATTTGGTATAAAATATCGATTGGTTTTGGCATAAAACTTAAGACCCTTATTGCCTTCTGCTTATCATCATCCCAATAAGTTTCCCTAAGAAGATTTTGTGAATATCTCTGCCTAGTAGGGGAATTATCAGTAGTAGTTTGTGATACAGTTATTATCGGTAACACGACATTTGATAATTGCTTAATTTTTGCAACCGCTCTTTCTGGATTAGCATGCATACATTTTATTCTTACCATGCCATTTTCTGAATTAATATAAGAAAATTCCCCCATTAGATGAATCATAGCTCGCAGGCTGTCTTTGTAGACATGGCTAATATAATTTTGAGATCTGCTCATATCAATAATTTTTGTCCGCATCCTTGAGAGCATCCTTGACCTCTTAGTCTTATCTTCCTCAAATAAAGAGGACACCGCTGATGAGTCACTAGTATCCCAGCTTACAATTACTTTACTGTCAAAAGAGCTAACAGGCATTTAAGGTCTCCCACCGCCATAGCCCCCTAAAGGGTCAAGAGTTTCTATTTCAGCTTCAACAGAATCCTGAACATCCTGAGAGTCCCGAAGAATTCTACAATGGCAAATTAAGTGATATACCCCATAAATCTCAAAGCTTTCTTCTTGAACTTCAAAGATCTCATATTTTCTATCCTGAAATAAGGGCTCAATTATATCCCCAGGGTGCAAAGTTCGACTTAGCCTTCTTTCCACATAACTTTTATTAAAACTGAATAATTGATCATCCGTAAGTTCAATACCAAATTCAGATAAGTTCTCCTCTAGAACTCTAGGCTCATAGTATCCATACACTTCAATTGGGGTTTTAGAAACTACTTTATTTCTTGCTTCCAAATAGACATCATCATAATTGCTATCTCTGAAGAATTTATAAATACGCATCTTGCTTCCAGACAATCTTATGTGCTCTTCATCAACAAAATTGAATAGGTTTATATCTGGATTGTTTTGATCAAATAAATTTAGTTCGCTATCTACAAAATCTGCCTCAGTGATTGGAGGCATGGGGGTAGTAACTTTGAATTCCTTTTTCATGGCTAGAACATAGTGAAGGGTGCAGGCTCTTCTATTTCTGTAAGCAGTATTTCCTCAAGACGAGTAATTTCTTCATTAGCTTCCCGTATTAACTCAGCCCCGTCCAACTGGGCTCCCCCTCCAGGAGAAGGGAGAACTTTGTATTTGGACCGAATCGTCCCCAGAATCTTCTTAGCTAGAGCAGCTGCATACTTCTGAATCCAATTTAAATACTGAGGATGCAGAGTATCGTAATCTAGGCATCTATACTCCATAATAACTGGTTGTGGAGTTACTACAGGAGAAGGGGATAGCTGAATCCATTTATTATTAATGATATCCCAGGATCCTTCCTGAGATAGAATTTTTCTTAGCTGCTCTAAATGCTGCTGCATCAGGTAGAACTCCCCAACATCAAAATTTCTAAACAAGAAATTATCTTGAAAATATTTAATGAAGAAATCAAATTCCAGGGTTCCCGCCTGAGACTGGATACTTAGCAAAGTTTTCTTATACACAACGTATTCTAAATTATGAATAATGTAAGGAGGTATTTCATACATATTCACTCCAGCAGAAGCATCAAACACTGCAAACTGCCTTGTGAAAAGTGGGGCATGGAAACTTATTCTTGTCGCAGCCTCATCTATACAGGTCTTTATTTGATGAGGAGTTAGTTCTACCCTAATAACAGGATGACCCAATTGAGCTAGTATATAGTCTTTTATTACTTCTTCGTATTTACTGAATTCGCCCGTATCCTTTAAATAGTTTTTATTTAGTTTATCTGGATCAAACCCTTCGGGAGCTTTATGATCCAACAGATCTCTCCCACCGAACGACCCCGCTGAGTTACCCCATCCCGCTAGTCTTGGCTTTCCAATTGTTGCCATTCAAATTTATCCTTTTTTTTAGCATGTCTCGCTACAGCTATCTTAACCTTTTCCTTGGGCTCTGATTCCGTAGAAAGTTCAGGCTCTTCAGTTACCTTTGTCTTTTCAACTATTTTTGTCTTTTCTACTATCTTTGGTTTTTCTCTCTTAAAATCATCTACAGTCACCAATGAAGGGTTAGGAAAAACCTTAACAGCTTCAATCATTTCTCCTGGCTCAATGATTCTTAAATTACCATCAACCAAAAGAACTAACTTTTTTGTTCCGATATTTTTGTATTTCATCTATTGTATATACTCCACCAATATAAAAATAGCTCGTAGCTTTTTAAACTACGAGCTATTTTCGTCAGGATATTATCCTAATTACCAGTTCATATTACCAGCAGTGATAGCACCGAAGGTACTTGCCATGGTAGTGTTCTTACCATACGGGTTCAGCAGGTAATTGGAGGATGTACCAACAATTCTCACTACCCTGTAGAATCTACTCTGAGGCGTAAGTGCAGCCTTGCCATAACGAGTCAGGATGCCCTTCCTAGGTTGGAAGGTCTCAGGATCCGTAATGGTTGGTAGCTGCTGGAGCGGAATATATGGACAATAGACAAATCCAGCATCCATAGCATTTGCGCCCTTATAAGCCACAAGTATCTCATCCGTTGGGAAGAGAGGATCAACATAAAGATCGTACTTACCAGCGAACTTGCCCTTATACTCAATGCTCTGTCCCATATTAGTGGGAGAATCTTCACGAGCCATACCACCTTCCATCTTGGAAGTAGTCTCAAGCATTGTAGCAATCAGCGGTGAGGTTACTAGAACCGTACCTGGGCCTCTGTGTGTCGTACGATAGATATCCTGGCTTGCAAGGTTAATAACACCTAGCAGGTTAGCCCAGACATCACCGATGTGACGAGGATCCATGCTAGGATTACCGTCAGTAAAATCATGAACAAATACGTTTGCACCGTATGCGTTCTGTTCGTTCCTCAGGTTATCTGTAACTGCACCATCCTGATTATTTGCCACGCCATCGCCTTGAGCGTAAGTCCAAGCAGAAGGAGCAAATCCTGATCCAAAGGCATTGGGGCTGTTGCCACCAATATCTTGGAAGTTGTTAGAAACTGGGTTATCCAGAGAATCAATATCCCAACCAGCGTAACCATCAGAATTATGAACTCCATAAGCAATCATACGCAGATCTTCAATAAGCTCACGGTCGATCTCCAACTGAATTTCCTTGCTCAGAAGCTCAGTAAGTTCTCTCTCAAGATCAAGGTTATGATAAGCCTTCAGATCCTGCGAAGCCTCAATAGTCCAGAGAGCCCGCATCTTACGAGTCCTCGCAACCACTGGCTGCTGTTGGATATGGAAGGTCAACTCTGGAATACCAGAAGTCCTAAGATTCTCACCAGAACTCACAGCCCAACCAAGAGTTGTTCTCGCGTCAGGGAACGAAGCAATCTTAC